GGTATCCAGGCAAGAGCAGGACGGCCAGGGGGGCCCGGCATGGAGCACGCTTCAGGATGGCAATAGGCGAAAGATTAGATGATCCTTGAGAAAGGTTGAAAAGGGCTGAAAAAACCTGAATATTTAGTTAAGTGGCCGAAAGTTTTGAATTATAGTTTTTGGAGAAGGATGGAGTGGAAAATGAGAAATTATGACCGGCATAAGCGGATGGTTGCACGATAAATGGGAATTTTAGTCGAACTCTTTCCCTGCCCACCGTACCCTGCCAAGGACATAGTACTGGATAGACCTTCCGGGTTCTATATCAAATTCAAATGGTTCGTAATCAGTAACATTATCACTGAAACACACCAGCTTGACTCGGTCGCCTTCCCGGCTGAGCGCCAGGCGCTTTAGTGATATCGACCCATCGGGCTTCCGGACCATGTAGATTTTACCCGTCTTAATCTGGATCCGCTCGCCTTCGTAAGTATCGAGCATCACTATCTCGCCCTGGTTGATGGTTGGAGACATCGAGTCCCCGCGCACTTTTACCAGGACCATATCCTTCTTCCGCTCCTCGGATCGGCCAATCAGTTTCTCGATCCACCATTTCTTGAATGGATACTGATCCGCCACGTCTTCATACATTATGGCCCCATCAGGTCCGGCTACCACCTTCGATTCCAGGAGAGGAAGCATCTCATATTGTTCTGCCGACAGGCAGTTAAATGGGAGCTGACTTTCCTCCAATTGGAATTGGCCTCGGCGCATCGGACCGCTGCCCCAAATTAGCCAATCGACTAATAGTCCATATTTTTCAGAAATCGTCACAATCCAGCCAAGAGGGAGCTGTTTTCGTTTCTTAGCCTTATGAATCGCGGATGGTGTTACGCCTAAAACATTAGCCAAATCGTTATCTTGGCTCACCCCTGTTACCTGGAATAGTCTGCCTAGTCGCTCCTCGAACAACTTCGCAGCAATTTCACCCTGCTGCGAAGATTGCTGCGAAGTGGATTGTCTCTCTGGGGCGCTGGGCAACATATCGAAATCCTTAGGTATAAATTAGTGCATCTATAAATTGGCACGCAATGATGCTGCGAAGCAGTTTCTTCTTCAAGAAACTGAAAGTGAACAATTACCAACTAAGAATGCATGTCATAGATAAAAAAATATACTTTGCGTCCATTAAAGACATTTAGTCCTTGACATCGATGGCCATATAGTCTATTGGATGTAGGCACAACCTGAGATTACATTGAATCATTTAATCAACGCAAGAGGAAGTTTCGGACAGATGGCCAGGCAAATGCCCTTATTCGGACCACCACTGAACGTGACGAGCCGCCTTAAGGCGTCGATGCGCGAGGCAATCAAAAATTGCCGTTTCAGTAGGGACCAGGTGGTGGACCGAATGAAGGCGTTAGCATCGGTAGAGGGTCTTGGCGGAGGGCGAGGGAGCACGATCAGCCTGGCCAATCTCGATGCCTGGTGCAGCGAAAGCCACCCGAACCTTATCCCGATCAATCTCCTTACCATCTTCTGCCACGTAGTCGGGGACATAACGCCGATCAGCACACTCGCTGCCCCACTAAGCGGCCAAGTTATCCAGGGCAGGAAAATCAGGCTTCTCATTTGGGCAGAGAATGAAATCCAGTTCAGGGACCTCAGTAAGAAACGGAAAAAGATCTTGTCCGAAATTGAAGGAGGCCCTGATGACTAAGAGGGCTAGAGAAATCAGGTCGCACCTGGTGCGAAAAGGCGTAACCGAGACTCAGATCGCTAAAAAGCTTGGCATTTCTCAGCAGATGGTCTCGGCGGTGATCTACGGTAAGAAAAAAAGCCTCCGGGTGGAGCAGGCGCTTGTTGCCGCAGGTGTGCCGAAGGAACTGATCGAAGAACCCGAAGAATCAGAGCGAGCGGCTTAGATGAAACAATCCCTCTCTTTAACCGCCCAGGAACTCAGCCCATTGCTCGGCGTTACAGTCCGAGCGGTGCAGCTTAGGGGCAGGGAAGAAGATTGGCCGGGTTCCGACACCCCCAACCCTAAAGGCGGCGGCCTCCAAAAGCTCTACTACTTCGAATCACTTCCCAAAGACATCAAAGCCCGCATCACCGAGACCTGGGCGCGGGAAGAAAAAGAGGGCAAGGCGGCGGTATCCCTTAGCATCGACCCCGAGGGCGCGCGGATCTGGGCGAAGCTGCCGGATCGCGACAAGCAACTCGCGCTGGCAAGAAACGACCTCCTCGCGGCGGCAAATGCATATAAAAGGAATACTAATAAGAAGCGCGTTTCCCGCCTCACCGAATTTTATGCCTATCTCGCGCCGGCGATCAGCTCCCGCAGCATCGAAACCCTATCGAAGCTCGGCCTCTCTTTTGACAAAGCCGCCGGCATCCTCACCCACATCACCAAGGTATCGATCCAGTCCCATTACCGTTGGGAGGCCAATTTTGCGGAAGCCGAGCGAAGTCTCGGCCTCGGCCTGATCGGCCTGGTCCGGATCAAACGCGAATCTCCCGGCCTCGGAGCTAAGACCATGTCGCCGGAAATGATCGCCTGGGCGCGCAGCCTAATCCTCACCGGAAAGATAAAGCTCTCGGTAATCCCCAGGGAGGAAGACGGCCGGGTTATCACGCTGAATCGAAAACTGCTCTACCGACGCCTCGGCAACAAGTTCGGTAAGGAAAACCTGCCGAGCTACGCCCATTTCACGCGATGGATAAACGGCTATTTGCTCGACAATCAGGTCGATCTTACCGCCATCGCGCTCCCGAGCTTCCACCGGGCGGCATTCGGGCTGGACGGCGGAAGCAAATCGCTCGATATCACATCGGCCGGCGAGCGCTGGGAAGTAGACGGCACCCGCGCGGACGTGATGCTCAAAGACGGTCGCTACGAAATCCTGGTGGCAATCGACATTTACTCGCGAGACATGGTGGTCGAGATCCAGAAAAACGCCTCCTCGATCACCGTCGCCAAATTGTACTTCAACGGCATGATGCGCTGGGGGGTCCCGAAGGAAATAGTATCGGATAACGGTTCGATTTTTGTCTCCGAGCATATCACTGCCGCCTGCGAGCTGCTCAATATCGAACGGATTCTGGCCCGGAAATACACTCCCGACGACAAGCCGCACATCGAGCGCGGAATCGGCACTCTCACCAAGATGCTCTTCGAGGGGATGACCTGGTACATCGGCCACGATCCCAAAGAGCGCAAGCGGATCGACGAGTACTCCAAATTTAACCAGGTGTTTTACTGCCGCCAGGGCGAGAAGATTTCCTGCGATGCAACCGCCGACGAGCTGCGCGACACAATCGAAAACTGGCTGGAAAAGGTCTATCGGCAGGAAGAACACCGGTTCGCGGATGTGAAACTCGGCCGCTCCCGCTTCATCCTCGACCGCCTGGCCAACTCCCCGGCGCGCGCCGCCGCGATCAAGAACGCATCGGTCCTCGAGGAGCTGCTCTCGCCGGCATTCGACCGGGTCCTCAACAATTCGGCTATCACCTGGTTGGATCTCGAGTATCGCCCGGCTGCTCAGGAAGATTTCGAGCGCTCGGTTAAATACGGCAAGCAGAAAGTGATCTTTCGCCCGAATCTTTCAAACGTTCGGACCGGCACGCTCTGGCAGGCGATCCCTGATGGAGACGGCAAGTATCACTCCGGTGATTTTATCTGCCGCCTGGCAGCAGATGTTTCCGAGCAGAGCCTGGAAGACTTTAGAGCAGCTCGAAAGAGCGACCGCAAGCGCCATAGGGAGCGCAAGGAAGCGGTTAAGACGATCTTCGCGCCTTCCTATGAGCGCGAGCTGGCGGAGATGCCCATGCCGAAGGTCGCCTGCGCTAATTTCGGGGCGGTCGAGTTTGACAACCAGGCATATCGCGACCTTTCCGGCTACGGGCCTGTTCCAGGGTTCGGATCGCCGAAAAATAGCGTAAGCGAGGGCGACCGCGAGCGGATCCGGCTGGAGATCGAAGAAAAAGAAAAGGCTATTGAAGAGCAACGACTGTTTAGGGATCGGGATTGCACCGAGGAAAACCGCTCCGGCGCAACCGGACTTTCGACCTGGCGGGAGATCGAGGGGCTGTCGCCGGTCGATCAATACGAGCGCCTGGTCGAGCTGGAAGCCAGGGGAATCCTGATCCCAAAGCAGTTTTTGACCAACATGAGGTACTTCGAGGCCACGCCTGAGTACGCCAGGCTGCGCGATTACTTCGAAGGCAAGCGGGCGATGCTCGCGGCGAGCAGGGGCGTTTAACCGATGAAAGGAGCTAACTTGCCGGAAACTCAAATGTCATCGTCGATCCCGCGAAGCGCGGGATCTGGTCCTAGGCAAAATGCTGCCGCTGATGTCGTGCAGCTCCGGGGAGCGGATTACGCTCTCGCGCGCTATGACCGTAAGTGGATCCCGACTCGTAACGAGCGCAACTTCCTGGTCATGATGGATGTGCTCTCGAAAGCCGAAGGCCGAGGGCGTCTCGGAATGATCGTAGGACCGTTCGGGCGGGGCAAGACTTGGACGGTGCGGCGCTATGCCGCTCACAACAGGGCGGCTTACCTCCTTTGCTGGCATACCTGGCAAAGCAGCGAACTTGGGATGCTGCAGGCGCTATGCCGCGAACTCGGGATGTCCGAGCCGCCGCATCGAAAGGATGCCTGTCTCTATCAGATAGTGGACCGGCTGATTGCAAATCCTCGCACTGTCTTTTTGGATGAGATGGATCTTACGCCGAAGCGGCTGGACCTGGTCCGACAGATTGTCGAGGTTACCGCCAGCTCCTTCGTACTTGTCGGGGAAAATCGACTCGCCGAGCAGATGGCAGGAAATGGGCGCACCTGGTCCAGGACCTTTCAGACGTTGATATTCGAGCCGCTTGCGATGAGCGATATCATTTTCTACGCGCGGGAATCGGCCGGCCTCGAAATTTCCGAAGACGTCGCGGCGATCCTGCACGCGGCGCCCGGCGGCGGGGACTGGCGAAACCTTGAGCGCCTCACCATCGAGCTTACCGAGATCTGCAATTCGAACCGCACCCGTGTTGTATCCGAGTCTATGGCCGCAATGGCGATCAAGATGGCCCTGAAAGGGATTGCGGCATGAGACGCGGAAGCTTCACGGAAAAAGTCCGCCAGGCGGCCAGGGCACTGCAGCAGACTAACTCGCCTATCGATAGGGATAAGCTCGAATGCGCTATGGACCTGCAGACATTTGCGGAACGCAGGAAACTAATAAGCGCTATCCGCGAGTTGTATCTAAGCAAGGAACTGCACCGCGTCTCGCACGGGCTTTATACATTTGTCGACAAGAAAGCCCCTCCGGAAAAGCAAGAAATCATGTGGCGCTTTTTCCGGATGCAGAAATGCCTGACGGTAGATGACATGGTACTCGCCGCCGATGTGGCCCCGGCTTACGCCGGAGAGTTTCTCACCAATCTGGTCAAGCTGGGGATCGCTCGCAAGTTCGATAACGATCAGTATCAGCTCATTAAGGACCAGCTTGATATGCCGCTAAATGACGCCAAGGCCGAGAGGCTGCAAAAGATCCGCGCCAAGAAAAAGGCAAAACTCTCCCTGGCCCTCAAGAAGGCAACTATTGCGATCTCGGAGGCCATCCGGTTTCTCGAAGACGGAGAGGGCGCGCTATGAAGGCAGTGCGCTGCGGCAACTGCGGTCAACTGCGAGTGGGGGGGGGCGCTGTCTGGCCTGCACCGAGGAAGCACGAGCGGGGTTTGCCGAGTTGATACGCAACCTCAGAAAAGAAGCAAAAATTAGTCAATTGGCTAATAAACGCCCGCAAGGGGATATGAAAAATGCAGATGGTGGCGTCCCAAATTAACCCGAGTCTTCGCACCGAAAAGCTGCTGCGAGGCAAGGTGATCACCGAAGCGGATATCCGGGATGTCCTTACGGAGATGATCGAATCGCTCGGATCTCAGAAGGCCGTAGCCGAAAAACTTGGCTTCTGTCCTGTCCAACTTAACGACGCGCTGCATGGCAAGCGGCCGGTAAGCGGAAACCTGGCATCGAAGCTCGGATGGGAACGGGTAGTCGTTTTCCGGAAAAAGTAAATATTGCATTGAAATTGAGAAAGGGAGGCGAACTTGGAAGAAGCTCAAAAAAACATGTGGGACATGACGGTCCGGGAGCTGTTCGATGGCTGCAAGACCGGTCTGGCCCCCGAAAACGGCATGATGGTCTCGCGCCTTATGAAGGGCGGAACGGAACCGGTCGGGGCCCTGATCTTCGTCGTCGGACAGCAGGAAACACTTGACGTTATCGGCGCGGTCGACCAGCAGCTCACTATCTGGCAAAGCGGGGCCGGATCGAAGCGCTATCTCGATGAAAAAGACCGCATAGTCTTTGTTGCTTCCATACGCGGGACTTTCCTTTTCGGGGCATTCGCCTCTGATCCGCTAACCGGACACATTGAAATGCTCCCAGGCAAGAACGTCCCGACCGGGATGCGACATGCCGAAGCCCAGAAGAGTCTCGATGCCTTCGCCAAAAAGAAGGGCTGGATCGAGGTCCCCGACGCGAAAACGGTACTGGATATGCTCTCGCTTGCCATGATCGATCCTCCCGAGACCGAGGTTATCGACGCCTGGACGGATTCGGATCGGATACAGGCCGCAAGGTGGGCTGGGGCCGTGCATCTCCAGGCAAGCGACAACCAGGTGAGAATTCCACCAGTTCCTAACGTGCTGTTCAGTTTCATTCAGAGAAGAAAATAGGGGTCTTTTCGCGGGCCGGAAGGTGGCGGGGGCTTTTGATTCCGGCCCGCGGTGGAGGGGGATGATAAATGGATACGATCACGCACATTTCGCGGGATTTAATCGTAACGACGGATGATTACCTGGACAGGCTTGCCGAGACCTTTAGCCGGCTCAAGATAAACCGGCTCCTGGGCGGCCTGACTTTTGGGCAGTATATCTCCAATCCGGACAAATACGACGAACTGGCCGGGCACCTGCTCGCCGGAAACGGCCTTCAAGCAAATGACCGGATCACCGGCCTGCTCCTCGTCGAATTGCCCGGAGCGGCCAATGCCTAGCAGGGGATTTTATGTTCGAAGGCTCTCCCATCATTTCATTGAGGAATGGCGGATGTGGAAAGGCGAAACGCCTACCCTGCCCCAAATCAATGAGATCCTGGGCGGCAGCCGCAAGGTCAATGGGCAACGGACGGTATTCGTCAGGGACGGATACGGCGACTACAAGCCCGAAAAACAGCTCGCGCAGTACTGGTCACATGAGGCCGGCGTGCTGATCCGCGTCGACCTGACCCATAGTATAGCGGTAACCATCATCACGCCGCAAAAGGACCGGATGGAGTTTGGCCGTGGCTAATTACTCGCCCAAAATCACAACGGCGCAGATCAAGATGATCCAAACGGTGCGCCGGTCGGCCGGGATCGACGACGACGTCTACTCCGAGATGAAAAAATCGGTCGGGGTATCTTCTACAACCGAACTCGATCAGCGCCGGTTCCAGGAACTGCTTCGCCGAATCAGCAAATTGCAAAAGAATGCAAGTCGGCGCCGCTCACAGCAGGAAACCGGAAGTAGGCAGCCATACAAAAAGGTCCATTCATCCGCGTACAAATCCGGCATGCACCTGGCCCCGGCTGAGGATAAGGCGCTTATGCTCTCGAAGATCGAGGCGATCCTCACCGACCTGAGCCTGCCCTGGTCCTATGCGGATGCCACGGCAAAGCGGATGTTCGGAGTCGACCTGCTCCGCTGGTGCGATGAGACCCAGACCTATAAGGTGCTCCAGGCGCTCGCCGTCTATCAGAAGAGAAAGGCCGGCAAAATGGAGGAGGCCGCTTTTTACATTAAGGAACTCAGAAGCGATGGCTGCCAGTGCGGCGGAAGGAAAAAGTCCGGCCAGTCGCTTTGTTATGGCTGCTACAAAAAGCTCCCGGCGGATCTGGCAAAGGCACTCTGGCGCAAGCTCGGCAACGGCTATGAGCAGGCTTACGACCGGGCGGTGGCCTGGCTTACGGGAGAAGAATAATGTCGAGCATGGCGGCATTATCCAACTATATGCGCTACGAAAATCCGGACTGCGGAGACGCGTTCGGCGATCCGAGAAAACAGCCTCCGGAGCTTGCCCTTTGGGCTGATTGTCTGAGGGCTGCTTTCTGGGATTGGTTGCGGTGCCGGTGCCTGGGTGAGAAATGGGTGCATAGGGCCGATCTGCAAAACGCGGGAACCTTCGCGAAGGCATACGAAGAGAGCGCCCCAAAATGGTTTGCATCAAATAATACTCGGGTCGGCTCCTTTCTTTTTTGCTGCTACCACCTGGATATCGAACCCAGGGCTGTGCGCCGGAGACTATCGGACTTAGAGCGCTTGATCTCGAACATGAGCGAGACCGAGAGGCTGGACTTCTACAAGCGGTACTGGTGCGACTGTAACAACAAGAATATGGTGAAAATCCTCCCGGCAGAAGCACCACAGCTTAGTCGGTACTGGAACAAGCACAACATTGCTCCCAGGCCCATGTCACATAACACCGGCACCGATGTTATGTCACATGGCGGGAGCGGTAGACCGCACAGAAAGTGCAAATCGTGCCGCAAGCTTAGAATAATCGCGGCAAAGGGCATGTGCGACAGGTGCCTTTACCGAATGGCGCACGGCCAATCGCGTCCGGAAAATGAAAACTGGATCGAGGAAGAACTCGCAAAACCGGACGCGGTAATCACGCGAAAAGTTCCGGGGGGGGGGCGCTTTATCGGAAGAGAACCATCATCCGATATCCGACGCCCGGCCTCCATATAAAAAGCCGCTACTGAAATGTCGCCATTGCGGCCGCAAGCGGCCCAACGCGGGGCGGGGACTTTGCTGCAGGTGCTACTACACGGTTCGAAAGACTGAGGCCGGAGGCATGAATAAATGACACAGGGCAATCGGAAAACCGCAAAGCTGGAGCTTTCCGAGCTGCACAAAAGCTGCCTCCGTATGATCGCGCGGCGCGACAGCGGCAATCCGGTTTCCTACAAGGACATCGCGGTCGCGCTGAACGTAAATGATCGCAAGATTCGCCAGGCCGTTGAGGACCTGGTGATGATCTTCCGACTGCCCATAGGGTCTTCTTACAGCTCGCGACGGCCCGGATACTTCTGGCTAAAGACACGCGAGGAGGCGCGGAAGGCCTCCGGAACGCTCATTCGCCACGGTGTCAAAATCATTCGGCGCGGCCAGATACTCGGCAAGTTGAGCGAAGAGGAAGTGCAGGGGCAGTTGAGGATAGAGTTTCCGGTATCCGGGCAGGAAAGGTAGGAAAATGTCTAAAAAAGCATCCAGTGTGCAGCACGACCTCAAATGTCAGCAAAAATATTTTCATGAAATCTGGAACCGACAGAAAACGTTCGAGCTGCGGATCGATGATCGCAATTATCAAGTGGGTGACTTCGTTTTGTTGAACGAATATGACTCACGGGGTCGCACAGGTCAGAAGATCTATGCCCAAATCAAATACGTGTTGAGGGAGGCCGGGCAGTTTGGTCTTATGCCGGGTTATTGCATTTTTTCAATTACGATTCTTCAGCAAATCCAATAGCACTTTAGCTCCGCGTCCTCTGCGGTGAAATGATTTTTGGAAGGTACAACGATGTCCGTCTGCTCAAAGTGCATTAAGGAAAAGCCCATATTTGCAAAGGGCCTGTGCTGCGCCTGTTACCACCGCGCAAGAAGAGAAAAGCTCGAACAAGAGGCGAGTGAAGAGAAAGAGCGCGAGGACTTCAGCGTATCGATTGATTTCCGGCCGATGTTGTACCTCCTGGAAGAAATCGAAAAGCGGGCTGCAGCCGAACTGCGCGATGTTGGGGCACAGATCCTTTGGGAACTCAATAAATCAATAGGGAGCCAGAACAGTGAAAGTTAATGACTGGAAAGACGTGGATGCGGCGCTCGAAGAAATGGGCCTACTCGACATCGAGATCGGGATCGCCCTCGCCTCCCTGGCGGAAAATCTGCACTCGATCATCAGCAAGCACTCCGCTCAGGTTGGGCCGCTGCAGAAAAAGCGCGAAGCAATCGAGGAGCTTGTGAATGCTTTCTGCCTCCAAAATAAGGCAGAATTCGCCAAAAAGCGCAGCAAGCAGCTCGTATTCGGCAAGGTGGCCTTCAAGGTTAGCGAGAAAATAGAGTTTCTCGGTGCGCTTGAGGCGACGGTCATCGCTACCCTTAAAAAGCTCGGGCACACCGACTGTGTAAACACCAGGGAATCCGTCGACAAACAGGCAGCGAAGCAGCTTGAAGATAACGAACTCACCAGGTGCGGACTGCGTCGAACCAGGGAGGACAACTTCAGGATCGAGCCGAACCTGAAGGAGATAGCCAAGAAGATCGGCACTGACTGCCAGGCGACGATTCCCAGGCTAGACCTTGACAAAATCGTCAAGTTGATCGGCTCAGGGGAAAAAGAAGAATCGGCCGAAAAGGCAGCGGCCTGACCGGGTTCAAAATCTCTTTGGGTGAAAAGGCGAAGCTGGTATATTCGTAGGATTGTCTATGACTAGCATATTTCTATTTCACCTATGAGAGGGGATCCGAAATGGCACGATTAAAGAGCATCAGCGCTGGAGTATTAAACATCAAGATACACCCGCATTCACCCGAACGATATTTGGAACTGGTCAATGACTGCTACGCAATAGGGCGGATCGTCAAAATAAGAGGTTCCGAGTGGGGTATGTTGGCTTCTGTACGTGAAATAGCCGAAGGAAGGCCGCTGGACGGGTTAGAAGGGTATTTTTACAGATTCATCAGCATTGACCAGTCTCAACCCTGGACTGACATAGAGACTCGTAAATTGTTAACGGATGAAGAGGGCGCGGTAATCCCTCAGATCCCGGATAATCTAAAGCCGAATACGAGAGCAGTTTTCTTTGTGTTTCTGCCAAGAGCGCATCGATTAATTTTTGATAGCGACCAGCTTTCGCCTAGAGACGCTTTCCGCCTTGTGAGTGGAATTCTTGCGGATGATGCTATAGTTCAAAAATATGGGGCTGTGGACGTTGAAATCGAGTCATCCAGAGAAGCAATCGAAAGGATACTCGCGCTCCGTTTGACAAAACTGGAAATCGTCCTATCGAGGCCGAACCAGGACGACATCGGTGGTCTCAAGGAAAAAATCCTTGCGCGGATGGAATCTCAGAATGCAAGAAACTGGACCGAAACATTATCAACCAGAGACGAAGATGGAATTAAACCGGACGAAGAGACCTTGGCGAAAATGGACGCTGCCTTATCCAATGGGAGGGTCGTCGGATTTGGATACAGGGGGGAAGATAGGGTTAAAGAATCTACTATCAACCACCCTCTAGTGCAGAGAGATAGATATGATCCCGATCAAACGACCTTTTGGGCGGCTTTCAGGCAGCTTGCAGGGAGAATAGTTCGGTCGAGAAGATAGGCATGAAAATGAGTCAGTACAAAGATGTATTCAGAAGTTTCAAATTGTATTTCAGTGTGTACGGAGGGGCGGCAAGCATCCTGTATTCACCGTATTTGCATGCCTCCATAATCATATCGGTAATAGTCTATCCTGTCTCTAGGAAATCAGATGCCCTCTGGTTCGATCTCGTAACGAGCATACTTCCCAATTTGCTAGGGTTTACCTTAGGTGGGTATGCGATCCTTCTGGCTTTTGGAAATGAGGGGTTCAGGGATCTTATCACTGGAAAAGAAAAAGACGGTTCCGCTTCACCTTTCATGAAAGTGAACGGTGCCTTTATCCATTTTATTGTTGTTCAGGCGGTTTCAATTCTTTACGCCGTGATTGGCAAGGTGGCAGAAATAACAAAGGGGATCGGAGCTTGGCTCGGATTTGTTCTGCTCATCTATTCTCTTTTTACAGCAGTTGCTGCTGGGTTGGCCATTCTTAACCTCGCCGACTGGTTTGATGATTATACAGGCAGGAACCGGGAGAGGCAAAAAAAACAGTAGACCTTTGGATTCATTTATGCGCGTAACCTGCCCATCGTGTTTTGCCATGCACAGCCTTGAGGCGCTTACAAATGATCCTGTGGCGCGCCAGGTCCTGGACGTTTTATCGAAGCTGCCGGGGCAGATCGCCAACCGCACCCCTGCTTATATGGCGCTCTTTCGAAACGGCAAAAACGGCCTCTCCTGGTCGCGAGCGCTCAGGATCATAACGCAGGTCCAGGACCTCGTATCAACGGGCACGGTTCGATTTAAAAAGAATGAAGAAAGGCCGGCTCCTGTCAGCTTATGGGCTGAGGCGATGGATATCACGATTGAGGCCCGGCCGGATGCACCAAAGGACCATCAATACCTCATAAAAGTAGCCTGGACGAATGCCGCTCCACTTGCGGCCAAAGCGGAGTCCAGTCGCGAGACTGAGCGAAGGCACCGGGTTGATGTTTACGAAGATGGTCCGCCCGCGACTGAAGAAGAACGCAGGGCTGTCCAAAACATGATCGGCCAGTTTTTGGGAAAAAAGGTGTAAGTGAATTCGGCGCTTTAATGTATAGTGCCACCGAAAATTGAATGGCCCAAAGCGGCGGGGCCGGTACAAAAGCCGTAATGACTGTTTCGAAATAGATCCGGACTAT